CCAGGAGCAAAATGTACCAACTTGTTGAGCAATTAGTGGGAAACATCGTGTGAGTTATGTTCTTGCACTTTGTTTTCCCGCCTTGTTCGATGAGTTTGTTGTTTTGCTCTTCAAACTATCATAGAAAACCCTTTTAAATCCTAACGGCATGCGACTTCTAATAGTTTAAGGAAATATTTATATTTTTTGCCCGTTTAGTTGTTTTTTGAAGGCTATTAAATGGCTAATAGTCTTCCGCGCTCGTTTTTCAGAGGAAAAATGGGACAACCCATTTCGATTTCATAGGAGAAGGCTAATGTGCGACATTTATGTCCCGCTAGTATATACCATCGGAGTCTCTTTAGCTCCATTTTAATTTAGTTCTTGAGTTCTTTTAATTGATGGTACACTAATCGTGTGTACAAATATTTTAAGTTCCAGCCTAGATTAGATGCAACAAAAGTAATGAGATTGCCTGTATATACATACTGAAGGACCATTTAAATGAATAGATTTGGATCAATGTGTAGCATGGACAAGTGTAGCAGGAAAATATTGGATATTGATTTTGATTTTGATTCTGATTTTGATAATTTGTTTAAAAAGGATAGTAGGAATAGTAAAGTTGAGCTTTTGAGTGTTGGTTATTTTTTGATTTATTCGAAAGCGCAGAAAGTGTTACCTGTCTCTAAAAGAGTTTTTAAATTAGTTAATAACTTTTCAATGGTTTTTAGTTTAGGCGAGAAGAAATATAAGTTGATTGGTAAATTAGGTAGAGTTGATGCGCTGAAGTTAATAACTGGTTATGTAGCTGAAAGTAAGTGGGAGACGTTTACTGACGTGATAGAAGGAGTAAAGTTATTATATAATATTTTTTCTACTGTAGGTCATTATAAACGTTTCTTTTCGTCGATAGCTTGGACTAAGGTTATGTTAAATATATCGAAGTTGTTATTGAGTGTAGTAGGGATGTTGAAAGGAGAAGTGAATTTAAACAGTATAATTTCGCTATTGTTAGATATTTATTCTGTGTACGAAAATGTGAGCGATTGGAAAGCTCAGAGCGTTGAGAGTGCCATTCTAGCTGGAATTTCATGCTTTTTGCCTGAGGCGTTTGTGAGTTTTATTAAGAGAATGCAAGTTTTCTCTGCAGTGAAATTGTGCGATGATGCTAGTTTGTTTTATGGTATAGTTAATTCCTTTTATGACATCATTGAGTGGATAAGTGGCAAGGTTATTGGTGGACCCATTATTATGAAATTTTTTAAAGATTTCTTGGAGTGGTTCACTATTTCACCTCCGCATTTGTTAGTTAGAGATATGGAGAATTTGATTAGAGATTTTGACAATAATCCTAAATACTTGATGCTAGAAACGAATCGTAGGCGAGTTAAAGCTTTGAATGAGAAAGTGAAGCAAAGTTGGGAGGTTTGTGAGTGGATGAGACGGTCTAAAACTATTTTGGAAATCTCAAAGAGATTTGAAAGAATTGTTAAAATTTGTGAAGCTTACTGCACTCAAGGCAGAGAAGAACCCTCTTGTTATGTGTTTGAGGGTCCTCCTGGTTGTCGAAAATCCGTCATTGTTAATAAGTTAATTGAAATACTAAATGAGCCTTGTTATTGCCATTTAGTGAAAAGTGTTTCTGATGGTAAAGATTGGTATGATAATTATCAAAATGAGGAAATTTTTTATATGGATGATGTTGGACAGCAAGGTGTTTCGCAATGGAGAACAATTATAAATATGGTTTCTGCTGTTAAGATGCCGTTAGAATGTGCTGATGCTAGCTTGAAAGACACTAAGTTTTTTAATAGTAATAAAATTCTCGTTACTACTAATATGTTTTCTAGATTAGAAGGTTTATGTAAGAATGATTGTATTTCTGATGTTAAGGCTTTGTGGAGAAGAGGATTTGTGTTTGATTTTGCTAGAGTTAGTGCATTAGGTGATGCTATGCGTGGAAATGTATCTTTTAAGTTTTTTAATATAATTAGTAATACCTGGGAAAATTCTTTTCCGCAGTACGTGTTGGATAAATGCCCATCATTATCTGACGTGTCTGTAGATTGTGATAGTAAAGATATGAATAAGCTGTTGTTATGGATGATTAGAATTATTAAGAGTATTGAGTTCGTCAAAAAGCAAATTTTTAAGAGTAGTCATGTTGATGAAAATTTGATTGAGCTGGCTAGGTTAGAAGAAATGCAATATCTCCCTCGTGAAGAGAATGACATTATCGTTAACGAAGAAGAGCACCATTTTCGCGCCCAAGGATTTTATGATTATTTTATCAAATCCACTGATGCTGTAGTTGATGAAGTAAAACGAGTTAGTAGTTTTGTTTTGAATTGTGGTACTGTATTGAGTGAGGTTTTATTTTCCAATTGGTATCAACAATTTATTATTGAAAGTCTGTGTGTTAAGATAAAAGAAATGAGCGAAAATATTGTCGATAATATCAAAGAAAATTGGTTGTTGTGCATTCCTCTTTTAATATTTTTTATTGGTGTGATAAAATTGATTTTTGATAAACGTGCAGTAGTTGTAAATAATGATAATTGGCGAACTGAAATGTTGAGTAAAGTTGATGGGGAAGCGCATAATAGCGTTAATAGCATCTTAAAACAAGTGTTTTCTATAGATATAATAATAGGAGATAAAAAGAGTGAGTGTGAATGTTTAGCTAGTGGTCGCCACATAATTTTGCCAGCCCATATTTTAAGTGAGGCTTTAGATAGTTCTCCTATTTTTATAACTATGTATGTAAATAGAAAAGAGAATAAGAGAATTATAGAGCATGAGTTAGCCAAAATAGTGTTTAAAAGTGATAAAGAGGACCTTGCTATTATTGGCTTACCAGAGTCTTTTGCTTCACCTTTTAAATCATTAGCTAAATGGTTTAAATTTGATGTTAAGGAGTCCAATGAAGTGCTGAATATAGGATACTTGCTTAGCTCGCAAGGGAATGTAGTCCCATTAGGAAAGATAAATGCGAGTTGGTTTTCCCGTACTGTTAGATATTTTTATAACCAATGGGGAGGTGATTTGTACCCAACTGATATTAAGTATGATATACACGGTCCAGGTATGTGTGGAGCAGTTATTTTTAGCCCAGTTGGTGGAATATTAGGTTTCCATGTCGCTGGGAATAGTTCATTGAGACAAGGTGTGGCTCGTGTGTTTTGCAGTGACACTAGAAGGTGCATTCGAGATGTATTGATGAAGGAGTATTATCAGATCCCATATGATTTAAAGGAGCAAAAAGATTCAAATACTAGTATTATGAAATTGGATTTTAAATCACATGCTAGTGTCCCTAGTAAAACTAATTTTGTAGCTTCACCATTATTTGATTATTTTGAAGGTTCCCGGGAGCCCGCGAATTTGACTCTAACTGGGAAGTTTACTGTAAAGGATGTGGCTAAGAAATCATTTTCAACAACAGGGAGCATCACTACGTCAGATTTTGATTTTGGATGTAATGTTTTGCGCAGTATAATAGATGATTATGATGATTTAGATGAGCA